ACAATTTGCGCTATCTGAATTGCTTGTTGTTCAGTATCAAATTCAGTACACATTAATGGCGTATCCCATTCATTTTCAACCGATAAGTATTTACCAGTTGCAAAGTTTTTAATTACATATATTACATTCATCTGTATAGTATTGCTTGGTCTTCGTTAATATCCTCGTCGTGTATCTCTAGTCGTTTGTTCTCTTGGTCTGGAAGCGACAAATAGAACACCCAAGACTTACCTGACCTCCTTGCTCGGGTCGGGTTGGTCTTTGAGTCTAGTGTTGGTCGCTTAAAAACAACCCTATCATCGTGTATTCTGTACACAAATTCCTGACTGAACCAGTCATTGCAGGCTACTACATTGAATCTGTATAGATGCGTTACGCTGTTAGGGTATAACCTAACCTCGTTGTTATTCATTGCGTTTTTCATATCCTATCTGTATGTTTTCGTTGTTTAATGCGTTGTATAAATCAACAAGAGTTTCTATCAATGCTTCACTCTCATCATCGTATAGTGCGTATAATTCCTTTCCTTGACTAAGCATGTCAATTGCTTGATGACGTTCTACTATCTTCCAGACGAATCCGTCTTGTGTTATTTTTTCCATAATATTTTATTTAATTGTTTACTACTACTATCATCATAGTAAAGAATACTGCCCATAGCAGTAGTACGTATGCGATTTGTTTTTTCATTTGATTAGTCGTTAGGCACGCAACAATTGGAAGGGCATACTAGTGCGCATTGTGGTGTTGCGTGGAAGCCGACACATTCTGTACACTTGTCAGCCACGATGTAGTACACCTCTTCCGATAGTGGTGCGTGTTTTGTTGTTTCGTTCTTGTACGTCCATTCTACGCTCGGCTCGTATATGGCGTTGTTGGGACATTCCCATTCACATAAGCCACAGTTGATGCAGTTATCTGTTATTTTGAGACTCATATTTTTGTCGTTCTATTAGTAAGTCATCAGCTATTTCGTAAGCTAGCGTTGATGCTTGGTTAAGGTTAATTCCTAAATCTTCTAGGATTGACGGTGTGTTTAATATACCTACTATTGCCTGACCCGCGAAGTAGTCGCGGAGTGTCATACCTGGGTTGAACTTGTCGTCTGCGTGCTTTAACGGGAATGCCGTTGGGTTAAATGCTTTCATTGTTTAAAAAGTTTAAGTAAGCCTTGTACGATTCGTATACGGCTTGGATTTGCTTGAATTCTTTCGTTCCTCGTTTTGTTTCTATTTCTTTGTCGCTATTAAAAAAGTCATCCCAGTCTTGTATGGTTCTTTTTTCGCATCCAATGTGGATTAGATTGTTATCTGTAATTCCGTGTGACCATTTGCAGTATATAGGTAACTTAATAGCTCCGTATAAACTAGCTCTGTCTAAACTAGCTCTGTCTAAATTAGCTCCGTATAAACTAGCTCTGTCTAAACTAGCTCTGTCTAAACTAGCTCTGTCTAAATTAGCTCTGTCTAAATTAGCTCCGTATAAATTAGCTCCGTCTAACCTTGCACCGACTAAACTAGCTCCGTATAAATTAGCTCCGTATAAACTAGCTCTGTCTAAACTAGCTCTGTCTAAATTAGCTCTGTCTAAATTAGCTCCGTCTAACCTTGCACCGACTAAACTAGCTCCGTATAAATTAGCTCCGTATAAACTAGCTCCGTATAAATTAGCTTTTTCTTTTACTGCTTGTTCAACTGCATCTTTAATAGTTGCATTTTCATTTGTGTAAGTAAATAATACTTCTCCAAAGATTGATTTAATTTCTATTGTTGTTTTCATTTTGCTTATTATAATAATTAATAAATTCGATTACTTGTTCGTAAACTAGTTCAATATCTGCTTGTACTAGTGCGTTGTTTAGTCTAGTGATTAGACTATTGCTACCAAAGAATTGACGTTCCTTGCATTTAATTACTGCTGGGATCAGCCAGTTCCAATCCTCGTGATATTGTAGATCGTCTTCTCCATACCACTGATTGTTTATGTGGTAGTGTTTCTGTCCCCAGACAAATTTGTTCCCTTCTAAACTAGCTACTCCTTTGTTGAGTTGTTTTGTATCGTATCCGATAAACTCGGCTATTAGTTTGTTGTCTTCTATTGTGCGCATAGTTCCCATGTGTTTAAGTCCTTAGTGTTTGATTTCGTTAACCCCAGATGACTTACAATAAACTTGGCTAGTTTCTTGTTGCCTATCGTATCGTTGTCTATTTCAGCGGTCCCGATTCTTTTGACTATAGATGCTGGGCTAAATCCCAGCACTCTCTGACAGAACTTTACGTCTTGTCCTAGAAAGAACAGTTTCTTGTTGTACTCTAGTGTCCAGTTGTGGCTAAACCCGTAGTCGCCTCGTGTGATAATTACTTTCATTGTATTAATTAATTTAAAGTTAGTGAAGAGGGCAGGACTCGAACCTGCACTATGATTTTTATCAAATCTTAAAAAACATATTTACAATGACTGGATTTTTTATACTTAACTCCATAAGTTAAATCATATTAAGTATTTAGCGTCTTCCTTTTTCGCCACCTCTTCGCGTGCTAGTCTTTCCTAGCAGTCACTTATGTGTTGTTTTACGTTTGTGTTAAACAATCCAATGAACCATACTAAACGTAGCGATACAATCAACAACACGGCCTACATTTCAAAGTTGGAAAGGAGCTATGATGTATGGTCACTTAATCTCTCTATTGTTAGGTTTGTGCTTGTTTTAATTCTGTTCAGTGTGTCCTCGTGCTTGTCCTCGAACCACTTCGGTACGTCTACAATTACTAGGTAGTCGTTCACTATCGTATGCTCGAATGATTTTGGTATGAAGAACGGCTGACCACCGTTGTCGATAGTCAGCGCCTTGTTAGATAGTTGTCTTCGGTATAGTTGTAGTGTCATTATCGTATGAAGTATTGGTTGTCGAATTTGTATTGTTGTCCCGTGTAGTTCTGTGCGTACACTAGCAGGTCGAACTGGTCTGTGCTTACCGCGATGCAGTTCTGTGTTAGTATCGTGGCCAGCTCTTCAATCTTCTTGATGAAGTGACTCGTCCTTGCGTACGGACTTTCGATGTGTACTACCAGTGTCGGTTCGTTCTCGTCTTCGTATCTTCCGATGGCGAACTTGTATGTATCCAGCGCGTAGTCTTCTCTTAACTTGTTGATAATTGCCTCTTGGCTTAATGGGTTGTTGTTTAGTCCGATGTTTAAAATTGCTTTCATGATTAATTAATTTAGATTGTTTTATTTCTACCAGTGACGATATGTCACGTTTTTATTGTTTCCGAATAGCCAGTAGCTTATTTTATCGTAGATGATTGTCGCCATAGTGATTTGCCTTTTTTTAATATAAAATTCTGTTCCCATTTGTTTAGCCCGTGATGTTCCATCCACCTTGTAGATGAAAGCCAGTTATTCACGTAGTCTATGTATAGACGTAAGATGTAATCGTTATTGAACTGCATAAGCTAGTAAGTTAAATAAAATGATTGTTACTACAATTGTAATCTGTAGGTATAGCTTACCTTGTTTTTGTGATTTTGTCATTGTTTTGTTAATTAAGTTCGCATATTCTTATCTCGTCATCTACTTTAACAAAACAGACGTTTGTGTTTACTTCGTTTAACACGTATTCTAGCTCATCAATAGGATAGTCCCAGATTGATATATCATAATTTTCTTCCACAAAATCTTGAATTTCTTCTAGTGTAGGATTGCTTAAAATACATTTTACTTTTTTTGCGTACTCATTAATTGATAAGATTTTCATAATAATTAAATTTAAACGTTTCGTCGTTCTGCGACTCATCAGTATGGCGAGTTGTTAGCCATATACGTTTTGTTTTCCTAAGCCAATACTCGCGCACTGAAACTCGCTCGGTAAAGTTTTTAAACTCCCTTGCACACACTACTAACTATTTGCTTTCGTGGAGTAGTTGCCCTCTCGGGAGACTGCTACTCACAGCCATTCAATTCATTTGAACACCGCAAACATACGGCGGGTATTTCAATCCACCAAATAAAAATTAAAAAAAATTCACTTTTGTATGCATTTTTATGACATTCTCAGTGAATTGCGAATTTTGATGTGAAATTGACAATAGAAAGTACACAATACTGCTGATAATGTACAGAATCTCAACGAAGTTTGGATATGTTGTTCATTTTCAGTCATTTACGTATCGTATTTGCTTAGTTGTGGATCTGGGAGTGATGGGATTGGACTGTGGCTATTTAGAACCTGCGTGTATATGCGCGTGTATATTATATTATAAACCAAGTCACGCAAATACTCAAATGACGCGGGAAGTCCCGTAAACACTGGAATTATGCTGACCCATGACGTGACAAAAAAAAATTGTCATGGACTAACTGCTTGATTATTAGTTATTTATATTGATAAATGCCGATATGTCAAATTTTACTATCCTAAATAGAATTTTTTAAAAATATAAAATATATATAAATATATATAGCGCTATATAGGGATTCACGTGGCATTTCGGCATAAATTAAGACGAAGTCTTTATTGGTGCGGGCTAGCGCTATGACGTTCTGTTTCAAAGTTGTCAGGGATTGACATAAATATGTACGTTTGTATGCTTATCATTCATAATTTATTACTTTTTATCTTTGCATAAACTAAAAAAAATATAAAATGAGAACTTGTACAAAATGTAAAATTGAAAAAGACGAAATCCATTTTGGTATAGATAAGACAAAAAAGGATGGTATTCGGCCAGATTGTAAACAATGCAGAAGCGTAAGAACAAAACCTAAATTGACAGAATATGAAATTAAACAAAAACAAAAGGAATATTATTTAAATAACAAGAATAAGAGAATAGAATACAATGAAGCTAATAAAGATAAATTAAAAGCAAAGAGAGATAAGAATAAAGAAGCCAAGAGAATCTATGATAAAGAATATAAGATAAAGAATAAAGACAAAGTAAGAGAAAGTAATAACAACTATATAAGAAACAATATAGACCACGTTAGACAGAGACGAAAAGAATACTATATAAAGAATAAGGAAGCGATTAAACAATGGCAAATAGAATACAAACAAAAGAAAAGAGAAGTATCTAAAGACTTTAAGAACCAAGCGGACGATTACTTTTATAGAGATGGAATGCGATTAGGTATTGATTAGAAAATAAACGAACGTAACAGCCCTACGCGTACACGTACGTACCAGCGCATACGCGCGCGTAATGGGGAAGCTAGTGTGGAAGCTAGTGGGTAAGCCCAAAAAAGCCAAAAAATTTCAGAAAAGTCAGTGAAATTGCACCCCCACCCTTGAAATTTAAGTCGTTTTCGTTTTGGTACCCCATCTCGTATATCTATATATAACATAAACACCACACATATCTAACAATTTTTATTATGAGCAGATCCACAAAGAAACCGATAATGAAGGACAACCCAAAAGGGCGCAGGGCCCTTTACTGGAGAACGACACGTAGGGTAATAAACAACGCAGTCCGACAGAATAAAGACTTGTTACCACTTGAGAAGGAGATAGTCAACGACTACGACTACAGCGACTACAGATTTTTTTCAACAAGGCCTTGCGACACTAGAAAATAATTTATATATTTGTCCAATGAAAGAAGAGTACATTAAACTACGAACCCAGAATGACATGCCAGTGAGTTGGTTTCATAAATACTTCATGGAAAAGTTAGGAAAGAACATTCACTTCACTCACTTCCACATGATATTCATGAACGGGGATATTCACGAGATAATGAACTACCTGGACAAGCAGTTCGACCTTACGGTCGTGATCGGAAGGAATGGTAACGTAATAAAAGTAGTGGGCTGATGCTGTAGCCGGATAATACAGCATGGAGATTGAGTGGCTGAGTGGCATAGGCAGCCAGTATTGAAAAACATACTGGCGACACGTGAGTTCGAATCTCACCTCAATTGCAGCAGCCCCGCTCGCGAGGGGATCGTAATACACAGTAAGCCTCTTGACAATGCTCAAAGTAACTGTTCTCATCGTATAGGAGATAGAGTTAGCTTTCTCGACGTCGTCTAAAAAAGCAAACCGGTCCTGTAGCTCAGTTGGTTAGAGCGTCTGACTCATAATCAGTAGGTCCATGGTTCGAGCCCATGCGGGACCACAAACAGTACCTACCACGCGATGCATAAGAACAGCGTCCCAGGGTAGGTCGTTTACTAAAACATCGGTTTAGGCTCGGGATGTCCCGGGCGCCGATGTTTTTTAATAATCAATAAAGATATGGACGTATTAGAAAGATTAATCAAAAGACTAAAAAGAATAGGCATAGAGATAGAACTCGCAGGTAACTATCCTTGGATTTACCTTGAAACAGTGAATGGTAATAGAATACAAGAGGAAGACTTCTTTTATGGTAACCACGGATTTACTATTGCATTCTTACCTACAACATTAGGAAAGAAGATGGAGATAACAGATATTAAAAAAACATTTAAAGTTATACGTAAGTACATATAAAAATGCGACATACTACACTTTTATACGCAAGAACGTATAATATGTTGGTTAATACCAACAAAAATGCCGTATAGTGTATAATATGTTGGCAAATACCGGCGATAATTGCCGTTATTATATGAATGTCTAAATGTGCGAGATTCTAGACATTTCTAGACATTTTGTGTGTAATAACAATCAAATAAATTTTACTACCTTTGTACCATGACAGAAATAGAACTTCAATTACGACACAATATCGGACCAGCAATTGGATGGGGATACTACGCAAAGGATGAAGAGTTCGATTACGCAGAGCTAATAATATATCTAACATTTATAAGTCTACACATACGATGGGAATAAACAAACCAATGCCAACTCAAGAGATCGGGTTGTACAAGATGGCTAAGGCCAAGAAAGCAATGAAAGAATCAAAGGATTTAATGGAAGATGCTATGGAAATGGCAATGGCTATGAAAATGGCTGCTGGCATTAAACCGATGTCCTTTATGAAAGGAAAAAAGAAGTAATTATCCGTGCAAAGATTAAATTTCTACTGACTAAAGCACCTGTTAAGGTGCTTTTTGTTTTTAATAAATAATGTGTATATTTGCCCATAATTAAATCTAATTAAAATGACAACAATAAAAGAATTAAGCTTTGATAAAGAAGCGAGGGATAAGTTAGTTAGCGGAATAACTAAGATATCAAAAGCTGTAAAAAGCACGTTAGGACCAAGAGGTAAAACAGTTTTAATCGAATCTAGCGACTTTACAAGAGGAATTACAGTAACCAAGGATGGATACACTGTAAGTAAGAGTATTGACCTAGCAGATCCTATTGAAAATTTAGCTGTAAGAATGGTAAAGGAAGCTTCATCTAATACAGCAAATACAGCTGGTGACGGAACCACAACCTCAGTAGTACTTACAGAAGCATTCGTAAACAACGGAATAGACCTAATCAAAGACAGCCTGAACACCACAGAGGTGATCCGTCACATCAACACGACAACAAACAATCTTATTAAGAGACTAGAGAAGCGTTCAAAAAAAGTAACAGGTAAGACGTTAAACAACGTAGCGTCAATATCTGCTAACAACGACTCTGAGATTGGAGACTTAATATCGGATGCGTACAATAAGGTCGGAGATAATGGTATTGTTACAGTAGAGAACTCTCAGACAGCAGATACGTACTGTGAATTTACGGACGGTATCAAAATAAACAGGGGATACACGTCTCCGCTATTTGTGAACGACCACAGAAAGGACGAGTGTATATTAGACGACGTGCATATTCTAGTTACTGATCAGGAGATTAATAACATCCTATCAATTGAAAACGTACTTAGAGACGTTATTCAAACCAATAAAAAATTACTTATCATTGGGCCTTGTAGTCAAAATGTGATTAACACGCTGGCAATCAACGTTGTACAGAAAGGACTTAAGTTCTGTAACATTACGCCGCCAGAGTTTGGCTACAAGCGCAATGAATTGATGAGTGACATTGCCTTAGCGGTAGGGGCAAAATACTTCTCAGAGCAAACTGGAGACGATTTAAGTTTAATGACGGTTGAATCCTTAGGCAAAGCCAAAAGAGTAATCGTTGGAAGGGAATCGGCTTCTATTGTAAAGTCAGAGGAAACTAACGAAGCGGTAAACGAAAGGGTTGCTCAGTTGTGGCAGGCTCACGACTTGAGTAATAAAAAGAACGATCAAGACTTTATCAAGGAAAGAATTGCTAGTTTAACTGGAGGAATAGCTGTAATACACGTTGGAGGAAACTCAGACATCGAACAAAAGGAAAGAAAAGATAGAGTCGACGACGCGGTGTGCGCGGTACGTTCAGCACTAGAGGAAGGTATCTTGCCAGGTGGCGGAGTGGCGTTATTTAATGAGTCGTACGCGATCATTGCAGACGCTGACGACATGATCGAGGACATCAGCGCTGAGCAGTACGCTGCGATGCATGTTGTGGCAAGATCGATCCAAGCACCGTTGCTACAGATATTTGAGAACGCAGGCCTAGACGGTTATGAACTTATGGATGGTATACAAGGCTATACTAATGGATTCGATATTAAGAGAATGCAGTCCGGTGACATGTACAAGATGGGAGTAATTGACCCACTAAAGGTAACAAAGAACGCACTTAAGAACGCGGTGTCCGTATCAACAACAATTTTGAGTACTAACGCAATTATAACAATGGCAAGAGCATAATGGAACAAGCAAGAATGAATTCATCAGGAACACTTACGTTTTCAGGTAGCAGTAACTCATCAATTTACGCTACAGGACTAACATATAATCCATCATCAAACATCGGAATGGGTGACCGAAACCCATCATTTAAATTCACAGTAACATCAAGTAAAATGAAACAAGTAAAGGCAGCACTATTCACAGTGACAAGAGATCCAAAAACAAACGAAATTATTGACTCTGAGTTTGTAAAGGAGTTCTGGGTAAAGCAAAAACCAGGAGTATCGTTCGATGTAGCAGCATCACACGCTAATGGATATGCAATCAACCCAGATACAGAGGTTATTAGAGAAATATTAACAGTAAGCTTCTACTAATGCAACCAATCAATAAGTACATTCTAATAAATTCGATAGACGAGCAGATCCAGACAGACTCTGGACTACTACTATCAGGAAGTGATAACGAAAAGTTTCGCTACAAAAAAGGCCAGGTCGTTCGACCTGGCACTAATGTAGACTGCGTAAAAGACGGGGATATGATATACTACGACAAAAATGCTGGGTATACCATGATAATTAACGATATTCCCTACACGATTATTCTTGAGAGGGATGTTGTTGTTGTTCTTTAAGCATTTTCTTGTACTCTAAGTAAGGAGTAATCTCTTTTCTACGCTTAATAACATGAGGCTGTTGCTGATACGCTTGTTCTTCAAGGTCAGCCAGCCTCTTTTTTTCTTTTCTTGTACGATTCATCTTACGAATTAACTTCTTGTCGCGCTCCATAGCGTAACCACTGTTCCGTTTTTGAAACATTGGGTTAGCGCTTGGACTTTCAGATATAGTCTGTTCCCCTTCTAGCTTCTTGTAGATAGCTTTGATAAGGTTTCTACCCTTTAAAGACACCTCATATAGCGATGCTTCACCATTCATTCTTTCCCTCCACTTACTGATCCACCCGTCACGGTACAGTCTGTGCCACCTAACATTATCCCACGACATAATTTTATTGAATTCAACGAACTTTGACTTATTAAAAAGTCGCTCGCTGTGCAGGAACAGTAGCATTTCTAAGTCTGAGTAGCTAAGACCGTGCTTTTCACGTGCCCATATACGAACAATTCTCCAGTACTTAAGATAATCTGACTTTGGTTCTACCCTGGTATAAGTTTTCTTGATTATTTTCTTGAATTCCATTTGAATAATATTTAATATCTTTGCAAAGATAATTAATTTGCAGCTATGAAGAAAAAATGTGCGCCAAGTATGTCTGCTAGCAAGAAAAAAGCAGCTCAATACGAGTCAAAAAAGTCACTTAACGGAAAAATGAATTACTTAAAAGGTAACGTAAAGAAATAAAATATGCCATTAAAGTCAGGTAAAAGTTCGAAAATCATAAGCGAGAATATCAGAAAAGAAATAAAAAGCGGAAAAAGTCAAGCTCAAAGTATTGCTATAGCATTATCTAAAGCAGGTAAATCTAAAAAGAAATAATCATGCCAGATCCAATTAAAAAAACAACTAGTTACGATCCTGCCACAGGAGAGACGACATTCAGAGCGTCTTGGTCAGGAAGTAAAAGTAACATATCAAGAGGACCTATCACACCTAAAACCACACAAAGAACCGTTGCTGCTAGACAAGTTTCTAGTCCAGCATCTAAAGTAGTTGCTTCTAGAAGTGAAAGTGCAGGACAAAGAATGGCAGTAGCGTTTAAATCTCCTACTGCAGCTGGTACTACAGGTATGGAATTAAAAGCAAAAGCTGATGTTAAAGAAAGAGCGCCTGAGTCAATTAGAAGAGAAAAGATTAAGGTAAAAGCAGAAATGGATGACAAGGCTCTTTTAATAAACAATCCAGGAATGAAGCTTGAAGATATAAAAAGAAGAGACCAAAAAAATAAAGACTCTGCTATTAGAAAAAGTAACAGATCTGTAAAGGACGAGGGCGGATTCTTTAGTAATGATAAACAAAAAAGCGGAGCCTGTAGAACATGCTAGGAAAAACAGCTAAATATTACAAAGAAAATCCAGAGGCTCGTAAAAAGCGTAACGAATATCAGAAGGAGTATAATAAATCCGATAAGCAAGTAGCTAAACGAGTAGAGTTAAATCGTGAGAACCGAAAGAGAGGTACGTATGGTGACAAGAACGGAATGGATTTGTCACATACTAAGAGAGGATTTGTAATGAAGAAGGCTTCAGATAATAGAGGTGATAATAACGACATGCCTGGAGACAAAAAGGCAAGAGGTAAAAAGAAATAGTCATGGCCGATAAGAGTAAGATGAAATGCAACAGACCGGTCCCTTCAGATAGGGCGGGTAAAAAGAAGATGGTAAAGGCCTGTTCCAATGGAAAGGAAAAGTTAATACATTTTGGCGCTGACGGATACGGCAACAATTATTCAGCTGCAGCAAGAAAAAGCTTTAAGGCTAGACATAGTTGCAGTACAGCAACAGATAAACTAACAGCTCGTTACTGGGCATGTAAGAACCTTTGGGCAGGACCTGGAGGATCAACAACAAGTAATCCAAGCAACCGTAAAGGAAAATACTAACAATATGTTACTAGGAAACGCAATAGAATTAGTTACTACAAAGACAGGAATAAAGAAGGTAGTAGATAAGGTATCAAAAAAAACAGGAAAGGACTGCGGTTGTGCTGCTAGAAAAGCAAAACTAAACAATCCTAATTTACTAATAAACAAAATATTAAAATAAGATGGCATATCAAAAATTACAAACCGAAAGAGGTTTAGCTGTAGTAAAATCAGATACAGTAAACATTCCTTCAGTTAACGGAGCAGCAAAGGCAGATCCTTGTGTTTTATACACCGGAACAGGGGGAATCATCAGGGTACTAACAGCAGGGGGAGACGACATTACATTAAATGCCGTTCCAGCAGGAGTTGTGCTTCCAATTCAAGTAGTTCGCGTATTTTCAACAACAACAACAGCTACAGGAATAGTAGCTCTTTGGTAGTATGCGTAAGAACCTTGATACAATAATAAACAGGTGGATAAGTAGAAAGTTATTTGTTTTTCTAATAGGATGTGCTGGTCTTTTCTCAGGGAACCTAACATCGTCCGACTGGGTTATTGTTGCTACTGCTTATATTAGCATTCAAGGGGTTACAGATATTGTCGAAAAATTATCCATTAAGAAAAATGAGTAATTTAGAGATTGAGAGATTGGACAGACTCGAAAAGAAGCAGCAAGAGTTTGCTGAGGACCTAGCGGTTGTTGGTGAAAATATTCGTGATATTAAGAACGCTATCGTTGGTAATGAGCTTAATAACAATCACGGAATGCTGTACAAGATAAATGAGATAGAGGACAGGGTAGAGGATCTTGAAGTCTTTAAAAATGAAGTATCTGTTTACGTTAAGCAATTTAAAGTTGTGATGCTTATAATTTTAGGATCGCTTGGAACAATACTTGTAAAAATATTTTCAAAATAATGAAATTAAGTAGTAAGGGATACGATTTAATAAAACAATTTGAAGGATATTCAGATAGACCTTATTTATGTCCTGCTGGAATACCTACAATCGGCTACGGAAACACTTACTATCCAAATGGTATAAAAGTTAAATTAACCGACAAACAAATTACCAGAGAATACGCTGAAGAAATGTTGCAATTTGTAGCTGATAAATTTGCTGTTGAGGTTTTAAAACTTGTAAAATCAAATATTACAGTTAACAAACTAAATGCATTGACTTCATTTGCTTATAATATAGGGGTTGGAAATCTTAAAAGCAGTACATTACTTAAGTTAGTAAATAACAATCCAAACGATGCTAATATTTCAAAGGAATTTTTGAAATGGAACAAATCTAGCGGAAAAGTTTTAAACGGACTAACAAAACGACGCATTGCAGAATCGGCTTTATACTTTACAAAATGAAAAAAGATATTATATTAGGAATTATACTAGTATTGATTACGTCTTGCGCATCAAGAAAAGTAGATATTGTAAAAAATAACACTAAATCTACAATAGATAGTTCCGCTGTTGTAAAAACAGATAGTGTATCTACAATAAATAATAACATAATCACCACTGAAAATTTAGATGAAATTGAAGTTATACCGGTAGTAGATTCAATTCCAATGGTGATCAATGGAATAACATATAAAAATGCCATTGTAAGGCATAAAAAACAAAATAAAGTAATAGTAGATACTTCAAAAATAAACGTTCTTAAAAACACGTCTAAAATCATTCAAATAAAAAAGGAAGATAAGAGAATTGCTTTAGATAAGCACGTTAAGAAGGAAGCTAATTATTTTATTTATTTATGGTTATTACTAATACCTATCGGAATGTATATCTATAGACAGATTAAAAGAAAAATATTTTTATAATGGCTAAGCAATCAGAAACAAAAAGAAAGGAATTAAAGAAGATTAGCAGACCTGGCGTCCACTCAAAAGCCAAAACTTCTAAACTAAAGTCAAGTAAAAATTACGTTAAGAAAAGCGTAGGTCAAGGAAAATAATATGACAAAAATAAGCACATACGTTGTAGATGAAAAGGTTACTTCACTTGATAAGTGGATTGGTTCAGATGCTAATATGCAGAACAAAACTAAAAACTTCACTCCTAAGAAATTAGCGGCATACTTTAACGATGACCAAGTAATTAATATAGGCACGCCGTTACAGTATAAGTACTACACGCTTGATCCTTTAGAGTCTAGGCCAAATGGCACGATAACGTTTGAAACTGAGATTGGACCTACAGTGAACTTTTCTAGTATAACTACTTTTTTATTAAGTAAGTACACTACAAAACAAAATATAGTGTCGGACTTCCTTAACTTCTTAGACGGATCTAAGGTTTTATTGTTTAAGTCTAGTGATATTAACTCATTTGGATTTTATAGAATATCTAGTATAGAACCGTATGAAGCAGATCCAAACTTTTTTGTTGTTACAGTTGATTATGAGACAGGTAATGGATTTATGCAGGAGGATAATGATTATATGTTGTCACTTGTTAGTTTACCTGGAGGGGCTATTCCGACAAAAACATCTGAACTTATTAATGATGGAGAAGACGGTGTTCATCCTTTCATTTCGGAGGAAGATATTAATAGAGCTGAATGGGACGCTGCGTACGAAGGAAAAATAAATAGTGCCGAAGTAACAGGTACTACAACAAAAACACTTACACTTAATAAGCAAGATGGAAGCACTATAGAGGCCTCATGGACCGACGATAATACAGATTCTGTTACTTCTGTTTTTGGAAGAGATGGAGATGTTGTAGCTCAGGTTGGTGATTATACTACCGATCAAGTCACTGAGGTTGCTGATAAAAAATATCAAACAGATAATCAAGCTCTTTTTAATGACGCCACTAGTTCTATTCAGACACAATTGAATAGTAAAGAGCCTAGCATAACGGCTGGAACTACAGCTCAATATTATAGAGGTGATAAAACATTTCAAACATTAAATACCTCCGCTGTACCAGAAGGTGCTAATTTATACCTTACAAACTCTAGAGTAATAGAATCTTTACTTACAGGGTACACTCCATCATCAGGGGCTATAACACCGTCTGACAGTATACTAACAGCTATAGAGAAATTAAGTGGAAATGTTAGTTCTGGATACGTTCCTTATACTGGAGCAACAAATGACTTAATACTAGGTTCTCATTATTTAAGTGCTGATCATTTAAAAATATCAACAACAAGTACAGAAAGTGTTGATGTTGGAGAAATTGTTTGGAATCAGCAAGACGGTACTTTCGACATGGGCCTTATTGCAGGAGTTACTCTTCAGGCAGGTCAAGAAATGCATATATATGGAAAAGCATCTGAAGCAATTGCTAACGGAGACGCCATTATGTTTGCTGGAGTTCAAGGAGATCATATACTTATTGCTAAAGCTGAACCAACAGCTATAAATGCAAATCCAGAATATTTTATTGGTATCGCTACTCAAGACTTTACTGTAAATCAATTTGGATATACTACTGTATTTGGAATGGTTAGAACTCTTGATACAGCTTCTTATCCTTTAGGAAGTATACTATATTATGCATCTAACATATCCGCTTCTGGTGAGTTAACCACTATAAGACCAGATGCTCCAAATGCAAAAATAACTGTTGCGGCCGTACTAAAATCTCATGCCAATCAAGGAATCCTTATGGTAAGGCCTCATGTTATGCCTAAAATAAAGGACTTGCAAGACGTATATGCACCTTCGCCAACTAATGGTCAGGGTCTTTTTTGGAATAACTCTAATTCAAGATATGAAAACAGTACAATTCCTTCTGCATTAGGGTATACTCCAGTAACAGACACGAGAACATTAACAATCAATGGAACTACTTACGATTTAACAGCAAATAGAACCTGGACAATACCTACTCACGACTCTGTTACAATAGGTACCGCTAATGGTCTTAGTTTAAGTGGTCAGCAGTTATCTTTAGGTCTTGCTAGTTCATCAACCAACGGGGCTTTAAGTAGTTCAGATTGGATCACTTTTAATAATAAACAAGCAGCAGGAAATTACATTACATCACTTACAGGGGAGGTTACTGCTTCAGGTCCAGGTGCTGCATCTGCTACTTTAAACAACGCTTCTGTAACAGCTAAAATACTTAGTGGAGTAAACATTACAGGAGGTACTATTGTTGACACAGACACGATGCTTACTGCATTTGGTAAGTTACAGAATCAAATAAACAGTTTGATTGGAGGGTCAATATATCAAGGAGTATGGAATGCTAACACCAACACACCAACCTTAACAAGTAGTGTAGGAGTAGACGGAAATTACTATATAGTTAATGTTGCTGGAAGCACTGACTTAAACGGAATAACTGATTGGAAGGTTGGAGATTGGGCTATATTTCACGGTGGTACTTGGCAGAAAGTGGACAATACAGATGCTGTTAGTTCAGTAAACGGTTTTACAGGAGCTGTTAGTTTAACCACTGATAATATATCTGAAGGAGCTACTAATCAATACTTTTTAAACAGTAGAGCTAGAGTTGCATTATCATTTACAGCAGGAAGTGGTGCTTATAATAGCACAACAGGTGTTATAACAATACCTACCAATAACAATCAGATCACAAACGGAGCGGGATATATTACATTAGGTTCTTTAAGCGCATCAGCTCCTATACAATATAGCAACACAACAGGCGCCATAAGTATTACTCAGGCATCGGGGAGTACTAATGGGTATTTATCATCTACTGATTGGACGACTTTTAATAATAAGGCTAATGATAATAATGTTGTTCACTTAACAGGGAATCAAAGCATAGACGGTATTAAAACTTTTATAAGCGGTAATACTACGTGGGATAATTCGTCAAATAATCTTTTAGATTTTTATATTAGTAATGTTAGGAAAGGATCTATTTACGTCAATTCATCTTTTTTCCAATTTAACGCCATAAATTCAGGGGGATATATTTTTAAAAATAGCGCTTCAAATAATTCATTAACTATTAACGATAGCGGAAATGCCGCATTTTTAGGTTCAGTTACTGCTTCATCTATAATTAAATCAGGTGGTACATCAAGTCAATTTTTAAAAGCTGATGGTTCTATAGATTCTACATCATATCAACCATTATTAACCAATCCAATTACAGGAACAGGAACAACAAATTACTTACCTAAATTTACAGGTTCAACTGCTTTAGGCAATAGTTTAATTTATGACAATGGTACAAACGTAGGTATAGGGACAACGAGTCCTTCAACATTATTACATTTAAACGCAGGAGCATCTAATGATACAAATTTAAGAGTACAATCAGGTGCAGCAGGAAATCACGCAAAATTAACTTTTTCAAATAGTTCAAATACTGTTTTTTGGACTGCAGGATATAGAAGTGGAACAGGTGATTTCGGGATAAATTATGGGGATAGCTTTAATAGTACGGGATTAACTATAAACACTTCAGGCAACGTAGGTATAGGGACAAGTAGTCCTGTTGAAAAATTTGTAGTTTCTAACGGTGGTTCTCAAGGATTAGAAATCACACCAAACTTTAATTCAACTACAAATAGAATTTTATCATACAATAGGGGTTCATCAGTTTATAATACATTATTATACGATGGTGTAGACCATATATGGAATACAAGTTCCACAGAACGTATGCGAATCACTTCAGGTGGCAACGTAGGTATAGGGACAACGAGTCCAAGTGAAAAACTTTCTGTTATAGGTGGTAACATATCTTTAGGAGCAGGATATAAATTACAATATTCATCTACTGCTTATATGACACCTGAAAATAATGTAAGTGGAGCAGAAATAGCAACGGGTGGTGTTCTTACAATTAAAACAGGTGGTACTACTGAAAGAGTTAGAGTTGATGCTTCAGGCAATGTAGGTATAGGGACAACAAGTCCTGCTGAAAAACTTCAAGTAGCTGGGAATGTTTTAGCAACGGGATTCTTTCAAAGTTCGGATTTACGTTTAAAGGATATTATTTCAAGAGATGGCGACGTAATTAAATATAAGTGGAAAGATAAAAGAGATGATAAAATTCATATTGGATATGTAGCGCAAGCAATTAGAGAAGTAATGCCTGATGCGGTTAATGAAGGAGCAGATGGAATGTTATCTGTAAACTATGTAGAAGTTCTCGTTGCTAAGATTGAAATGTTAGAAAATAGAATTAAACAATTAGAAAATGGCTTGGAGTGATTTAGCGAGTAATCAAATGGTAAGTTATACAGATGCTCAGGGAGGTGGATTCACTTTACAAAGTGGTCAATCTCCTGTTACATCTAATCAATGTATGACTAAAAATGATGCTTTGACTAAATATGTTTTAGATAGTTCTTATATGAGTGGTTATGCTTCTAATCAATTAGTTCCTAAAAGTACTTGGGTTAGTGGAGTTATAGGAAACGCTTTTACATTTGATTCAGTAGGTAATGTTAGTGGCACAACTGCTTGTGCGGTTGGATACCCTGATAGTTTATTTTATTCTGATTCTTCTTCTCTTGTGGTAGGAAGTTATGTTTATACAGATATAGGCTTAACAACAACGTTTAATGGTTCAAACTTATACTATTATGTGGATAATAATGGAACACCTACTGCTTTTCAAATACAATCAGATGGATACATAACAAACGAAACTTTTTGTTAAAATTATAAACAATAAAAAACAATAAATATGATAATTTACAAATGGATTACAGATCCTTGCGACTGTGTAATTAGTGAGGATGGAATGACAGATGTTATTCAAACAGTACATTGGAGATTGACAGGAACAGATGATAATGGGGTTTCAAGTGACATATATGGAGCGCAAAGTTTTCCTCCGCCATCGTCATCAGATTTTATACCTTTTGACCAATTAACAGACACAATAGTAATTGGTTGGTTAAGTTCAGTATTAGATGTTCCTGCAATGGAACAACAAATTGCTGATGCTATTTATTTGATTAATAACCCTGTAATAGTACAATTAAACCTACCAACAAATGACTAAAATAAGCCAATACCCAGACGACAGCGAAATTACTGTAGATGACAAGTTAGTTGGAACAGACGCAGAGAATAGTTTAGAAACTAGAAATTTTACATTCGCAGATGTAATTAGTTTTCTACAACAGAATTTACTAATACTAAACACACCGTCACTTACTGGCGTACCTGAGTATGCAGATAATGCAGCGGCAGTTACAGCCGGATTAGCAGTAGGCAAGGTATATAGAACAGCAGATGTTCTAAAAATCGTACATTAAAAAAATAATTTTGTATATTTGCCAATAAATTTAAATCAAAATGAAAAAAATCGAAGAAAAAGAATTAAAGAAGTTACAAGAAATTGAGCAATTCTTTAAAGGAGCAAACGAAGCGTTAGGTCAATTAACGACAGAGTATGAGTTCAAAAAGTCTGATATTTTAAGACAGGTAAACGAAAAGTTTATCAAGCAAGACGAACTTAAAAAAGAATTGTCAGAAATTTACGGAGAGAATATTTCTATCGACATTAATACAGGAGACATCTCTGAAGTAGAACAAAAAGCGTAATGTTCGACATTAGAAAAATAACAATAGGAGCTGACTACAAAAGTAATGGTATGCATTACATTGTAGGTCAGCCCATATTAGATAAGTCTTATATAATTCATCTCATACGACTTGACGAGAATACAGGCGGTATAAAGATTTGGATAGAGAAGGAAAACGAAATATTTCTCTGGAAGGAATTTAATGCTAACATGCCTATATCTATAGAGTACAACATCAACTTCTAATGAAATCCCCAAACATGTTCATCGTGAGGCCGTTAAACGGTAGGCGATATGATAACATTAAAAATATAGGAGGAATAGATTTAATTACAAGTGTATCTCAGGAGGACCACGAGTCGTCAAACAGGTATGCTGAGGTAGTCGAAACACCTATCAATTATTCAGGAGAAATATCTAAGGGAGATGTGCTGCTTGTACATCACAACGTATTTAAGTTATACTATGACATGCGTGGTAGAGAGAAGAGCGGAGCTAGTTATTTTAAAGATGACTTGTTCTTTGTGGATTACGAACAATTTTTTCTTTATAAACATAACGATAACTGGAAGTCACATTCTAAGTATTGTTTTATTAAGCCTGTAGAATCAAAGGATTCTATAATTAAAAAAAACTGCAAAGAAGAACCATTAGTAGGTACGATAGAATATATAAACGATGAGCTATTATCTCTTGGACTTAACGTTGGAGATGAGATTGCATTTGAACCAGACAGTGAATATCCTTTTACTATAGAAGATCAAAAACTGTACAGAATGTTTACTAATAACATCACACTTAAATGGAACTAAAGCAAAGAATAATTGATGCCGGATACAAGGCTGTTGAAGAGCTTATAAAGGTAGCCGAGGATACTATTATCAGAGGTGGAGATGATGATCTATCCGCTGATAAATTAAAGAATGCAGCAGCTACTAAGCGACTTGCTGTTGAGGATGCGTTTAGTATACTTAGCAGGATAGAGCTAGAAAAAGAAAAACTAAATGAATCTCAAGACGAGGTGAAAAAGCCAGAACAAAAACTACAGGGATTTGCAGAAAGAAGGTCAAAATAACTTATACTCCATAGTACGTAATCATGTTCCAGCAACTGTTCTTGCTAACAAAAACAAGAAAGGTAGTTGGGAGTATGGGTATGACGAGAAGTACGATATGGTCGTTATATCAAAGGATGGTACTGTAGGAGATATTTATAATGTTAACGGATTATTTATTGCCCTTCCTTCAACTCCTGATAACGTATATTCTAGAGATAAGAAAAAAGAAAATCAATACTGGGAGCCATTTGAATACCCTAAAGAACTCGATAAAATTAAATCAATATTTCAGTGGCATGACATGCCTAATGAATTTAAATCTAAGTGGGTAGACTACATAGAGGAAGAGTTTGATAGACGTGAAAAAGGATTCTTCTTCATGAACAATGGAGTAGAAACGTACATGACCGGATCTCATTATATGTACTGTCAATGGACTAAGATTGACGTCGGACTTCCTGATTTTAGAGAGGCTAATAGAATATTTTTTATTTACTGGGAGGCGTGTAAGGCAGATCCTAGATGTTTTGGAATGGTATATCTAAAGATCAGGCGTTCAGGTTTTTCGTTTATGGCTTCGTCTGAGGCTGTAAATATTGGAACTCTTGCTAAGGACGCTAGAATAGGTATTCAGTCGAAGACCGGGGGAGACGCTAAGACAATGTTTACAAACAAGGTGGTTCCTATATCCAGCAATTTACCTTTCTTTTTTAAACCAATCATGGACGGTATGGATAAACCTAAAACAGAACTAGCGTTTAGGGTGCCTGCATCTAAGATTACAAAAAAGAATATGTACAATAACTCAGAATCTGAGTTAGAAGGTCTTGATACATCTATTGACTGGAAAAACACAGCAGACAACAGTTATGACGGTGAAAAGTTAGTGTATTTAGTTGAGGACGAATCGGGTAAGTTAGAGGCTCCTAACAATATATTGAACGGATGGCGAGTTAGGAAAACATGTCTTCGTTTGGGTAGTAGAATCATTGGTAAGTGTATGATGGGGTCTACTCCTAATGCACTTGCAAAAGGAGGAGCTAATTTTAAAAAGCTTTATGAGGATTCTAATATAAAAACTCGTAATGAGAACGGACAAACTAAATCTGGCATGTATTCTTTATACATTCCAATGGAGTGGAACTTTGAAGGATATATTGACAGATACGGAATGCCTGTATTTAGAAAGCCTGAAACACCTATAATTGGAATAGATGGTAGACCAATTAACAATGGTGCCATAGACTACTGGGAGAATGAGGTTGCTTCGTTAAAAAATGACGCTGACGCTCTTAATGAATTTTATAGACAGTTCTCAAGAACAGAGTCGCACGCGTTTAGAGACGAGAGTAAGGCTTCATTATTCAACCTTACAAAGATCTATCAACAGATAGACTATAACGACTCTTTAATTAGAGATCAGATACTAACTAGAGGATCATTTCACTGGAAGAACGGAGAAAAGGATACTCATGTGGTATGGACTCCAGATCCAAGAGGCAGGTTCTTAGTGTCATGGATTCCAAATACATCAATGCAGAATCAAGTAATTTATAAGAATGGAAACAAGTATCCTGGTAATGAGCATATTGGTGCTTTTGGCTGTGACCCTTACGACATATCCGGTACGGTCGGAGGAGGAGGGTCGAATGGTTCCTTGCATGGACTTACAAAGTTTAACATGGATAATGCTCCTAGCAATCATTTTTTTCTTGAGTATATAGCTAGGCCACAAACAGCTGAAATATTTTTTGAAGAAGTATTAATGGCCTGTGTTTTTTATGGAATGCCTATTCTTGTTGAGAACAATAAGCCAAGATTACTATATCACTTTAAGAATCGTGGCTATAGAGGATTTTCAATGAATAGACCTGACAAGCACTTCACAAATTTATCTAAGACTGAAAGAGAACTTGGAGGAATACCTAACTCTTCTGAGGATGTTAAACAATCTCATGCTGCCGCTATTCAGTCTTATATAGAAAAGTATGTAGGATTAGACACAGAAGGTACATACAGAGATTCAGATGAAATGGGAGATATGTATTTCACTAGAACGATAGAGGAGTGGGCTAAATTTGATATAAATAATAGAACTAAATTTGATGCGGCAATTAGTTCAGGACTAGCTATTATGGCTAATCAAAAGAACATATACTTAGCGGCAAAGAAAGAGTCGAAAATAAGTATTAATTTTGCAAAGTATAATAACTCAGGAACTAGAAGTGAACTTATTAGATAAATGAAAGACGTAAAAATAAATATACCTGCTACTGATTTTCCAAATCAGTTTGCTTCAGATAAAGAAAAAGAATCTTATGAGTATGGCTTGCAAATATGTCAGGCCGTGTCTTAC